GGCGGCGTGGCGTTTGCTGGTGCTGCCTGGTCAAGCGGTGTGACGTACAGCGCCACAGCAACACTGCATCACCTCAGAACACTCAAAGGCTTCGCTTTTGGACGCAGACCAAACACCTGGCGGTGATAGCGCATAAATCATGATTTAGTCAGGAAACTGTCTACACATCTGCAACACAATACCAACATCAATAGGCCCGTGATAGCACACGGACACCCTTAAAGCTCGCAGCTTAATGCTCAGAGGCCAGCATTAAGAACGTAGCAGGCCCGGTTGCCGGACACCCTGAAGGCTGAAACTCAAATCAACCTTTAAAGGAATTTAATCATGGGTACAATCACGCAAGCATTTGTCCAGCAATGGGACACCAGCATCCGTGCTCAAGCACAGCAAACCGAATCGCGCCTGATGAAAGCGGTTACAGATCGCGGGACCATTTCGGGCGATGGCTTCACCATCAACAACCTGGCGGCTATTGAGATGGATGAAAATACCGTGCGCCATGGTGATACCGAGTGGGGTGATACCAACCACACCAACCGAATTGCAACCATGCGGGACTATTACAAAGCCCTACCGTTGGATCGTAACGACATCCCGAAGATGCTGGTTAATCCGGTAACGGGTGGCGACTATATGCGCCAGCTCATCAACGGACGCAACCGGAAGATGGACAAGTTGATTTATGACTCGATGGGCGGAACGATTCTGTCCAAAGACGGTGTTACCAGCAACGTACTTCCCGCAGGTCAGAAAATCGCGGTGGGTGGAACAGCATTCACCAAGGCCAAGATCATTCAGGCACGGTCGATCTTTCGCGCAAACGAGTGCGATGAAGAAACCGGCGAAGAACTGTTCATCATGTATAACGATGCGGCTCTGAACACGATCCTATCTGACACCACGCTCACGCATGCGGATTTTTTGTCAACGCAAATGCTGCAAAGCGGAAATGTCGGGACCAGATGGCTCGGTTTTACCTGGATTCCCTTCCAGAATATGACAAAGGTATCAACATCGTTCTACACCTACGCATGGGCCAAGTCCGGTATTCATTTGGGCAAGGGTTACGAAGAGGGCAACGTTTCGCGGCGCGCTGACAAAAAGGATTTGTGGCAAGTGTCTATGGGCGCAAGCTACGGTGCAGGGCGCCAGGACGAAGCCAAGGTGGTTGAAATCGCCTTTACCGCGTAACGCATGACAGGAGGCTTCGGCCTCTTGTTCTGAAACTTTTAAAGGAGCCACATCATGGCAGAAGTAAGCTCGAAGGAATTGGTACTCACGGCAGCGGGAAACAAAATCGCGCACTGTTCGAACGGTAAGGTGCAAACGCTGGTAATCACTACGCCGCTGGTGTTTGCTCAGTTGGCGATTGCCGACACGATGGCGACCGGGATAATTATCCCCAAGGGCAGTCGTGTGATTGCTGTACGCAAGAATCACGGCACCGGCACTGCGTCCAGCACGTTCGATCTTGGCTTGCGCCAGACCGATGCGGCAAAGACGGTGATTGATGCGGACGGATTGGTTGCGGTTTCTGCACTGACCACCGCCACGACTACATCACTGGATTGCGGTAACGGTGCGCTGATCGCTGCCGGTATCGACTCGGTAACGGCATACGATGCAGAGGTATACCTGACCGCTCAAGGTGCAGTACTGGCGGCAAACCAGGCAGTGCGCATCGAAGTGGACTACATTGGCCCATAAGCAACCAGTCTCCTCCGCCGTGTAAACGGGGTTTGCCCGGCTCCGATAAAGGGCCGGGTTTTTTTTCAGGCAGCCACTATGTCCACAAGCGATGTTTCAATTTGTAGCAATGCCCTCCTGTTGCTTGGAGACAAGCCGATTGACAGCTTCCTTGTAGAAAATGATCGGACGCGGCTGGTTGCTAACCTGTACCAATCCAAGCGTGACAAGGTGTTGCGCCTACACCCTTGGAATTGTGCGACCAAGCGCGTTATTCTCTCTCCCGATGTTGATGCTCCAGCATTTGACTGGGCTTATCAATTTACCCTGCCGGATGATTGGCTACGCACGCTTTCTGTCGGGCTTGACGGTATTGCGGATGATTATGCGCAGGAAGGCCGTAAAATCCTGATGAATTGGAATGTGTGCTACCTACGCTATATCTTCAAAAATGATGTCGAGGCCACTTGGGATGCCATTCTTATTGATGCTATGACGCAGGTAATGGTCGCGGCCTTGACTTACCCGATTACAAAGTCTACTACCAAGCAGGCCACGGAAGAGGAAATCGTGAAGATGGTACTCAAGACGGCGCGTGCTGTGGATGGACAAGAAGCGCCACCGGAAACGCTGGGCGACTTCCCGCTATTGTCGAGCCGGTATCGGTAATGGCCAAAGTCCGAATACTCCAAAGCAACTTTTCATCTGGTGAGCTTTCGCCAAAAGCATCCAGCCGGGTTGATATTGCCCGGTATCCCAACGCAGCGAAGCGAATGGTTAATGTTATTTCTCGCACTTTGGGCAGTGCAGACAAGCGCGCCGGAACCCAATACATTGCAACTACTAAGAACTCAGCCAAGAAGTCGATTCTCGTTCCCTACGTGATCAACCGGGATACTGCCTACATGCTTGAATTCGGCGATCTGTACATGCGTGTATTCAAGCAGGACGGAACGCAGGTTGCCGGACCTTATGAGATCGTGACGCCCTACACCGAAGCCTATATTGCCGATCTTGATCATTCGCAAGACGAGGATGCGATGTTCATGTTCCATGGCAGCGTGTACCCGAACAGAGTTCGATATTTTGCTGAAAACAAATGGGATTGTTCACCAGCGCCATTCACGACCACGCCCTTTGCAGAGCAGGGCGCTTATTACGCCGTTGCGCTGACTCTTTCCGCGAACACGGTCGGCACCGGTCGCACCATGACGGCTGCTTCTGCGGTATTCCTTACTTCAGATGTAGGCAGGGCTATTACATGGAATGCCGGTATCGCTGCGATAACGGGATTCACCGACACAACGCATGTGACGGTCGAGGTTAAGGTGATATTCGATTCAACGGCAATCACTTCCGGCTTATGGAATCTCGATTCGAGTCCGCAGACCTCCTGCGCCGCCTCGTCCAAAGACCCGGTAGGCGCGTCGATTACGCTGACGCTGACAACAGATGGATGGCGCGCAAGCGATGTCGGAAAATTTGTGCGTCTGAACAGTGGACTAGTCAAAATCACTGCTTACTCTACCGCTCTGGCTGTTTCCGGCACCATCATCAAGGAACTGACTTCGACAGTAGCCGCTCCGGCGCTTGCGTGGACTCTTGAGTCTTCTGCATGGGGCACGGCTAACGGATACCCGCGTGCCGGTACACTGCATGAGCAACGCCTTGTTACAGCCGGAACAACCAAGAACCCGCAGACCGTATGGGGAAGCAAATCAGGGGAAGTACTGGATTACACCATCGGCATTAACGATGATGATGCATTCGCTTTTACATTGGCCGGTAACAACAACCAGGCGAACATGATTAACTATCTAGTGTCAGCGCTGAATCTGATGGTGCTGACATACGGCGGTGAATTCTCAATGCGTGGTGGCGTCGAGAAACCCATCACCCCAACCAACGTACAGGTTAAGCCTCAATCGCCGCATGGGTCAAAGACGGTTAGACCGATTCAGGTAGGAAAAGAAACCCTGTTTCCGCAGCGCGCTGGGCGCAAGTTGCGCGCCATGAGCTACGACTTTACCCAGGACGGCTACAAATCCCCCGACATTACCACATTGGCGGCGCATATCACCGAAACGGGTGTGGCCTGCATGGCATTGCAGCAAGAGCCTGACCCTATCATCTGGATGGCAATGACCAACGGCAAGCTGGTGAGCGTTACCTTTGACCGCGAGCTGGACGTAATCGCCTGGAACAATCACGAAACGGATGGCGCTGTCGAATCTATTGCGGTGATTCCTTCTGGTGACAGTGAGCAGGTTTGGATGATTGTCCGGCGCTCGGTTAATGGCAGCATCGTGCGCTTAGTTGAGCGTATGCAATCGAGCTGGTATCCAATTTATGGAACTGCATCCCCCGACCCGAATACATTTCCTCTTGGCGATGAGCCATTTAATTGGGGATTTCAGCTCGATTGTGCCATCAGCCAGGATGATGCGGTAGGCAAGGCAGTATGGACCGGTCTTGGCCATCTCGAAGGAAAGACGGTGCGCTGTTTGGCCGATGGCGTGGACATGGGCACCTTTACCGTTACGTCTGGCCAGATAACGTTGCCGCGTACCGCCAAACGCACCCTGATCGGGCTGATGTATTTCCCAAGCATCGGCCTGCTGCCTCCCGTAGTTCAAACGCAAGAAGGGTCTAGCATTGGTTCAGCGCTCAGTGTCAATGCTTTTTACGTGCAGGTTTACAATACCGCCAGCCTGACAATTAACGGGGATGAAGTGCTACCAGGGCGAACGGTTGGGCCAACACAGCTTGATTTCCCCCCAGCGCTTCAAAGCGAACTGGTAACGGCGTCAATGATAGGCTGGGATGATGGCGGGAGCGTCACGCTGTCACAGGCCGCGCCCTTCCCCTTTAGCGTGCTGGGGATCGTGCGTTCAGTGACGATTAACGGCGGTTGACATGGGAAAAACTACCATCCGGCCTGCCACAAAAGATGATCTTGATCTGCTGATGCTGATTGCAGTATCCATGCATGCAGAATCCCCCCGGTATTCTAAACTGTCTTTCTCTCACGACAAGGTACTAAACCTGTTTGTCACCCTAATGAGCTCACAGAACTGCTTGCTGCTGGTAGCAGAACGGGGCGGTGATGTGATCGGTGCTGTTGCTGGATTTGTTGCGCCACACTGGTTCTCTGATGATTTGGTGGCCAATGAATATGGCGTTTTCATCCTGCCAGAGCATCGCGGCGGCTTGACCGCAGTACGCCTTGCGCGAGCCTATATTCAGTGGGGCAAGATGATGAATGCGAAACTGATTCAGATTGGAATATCGACCGGCGTGATGACTGAAGAAACGACCGCGCTTTATCTGGCCATCGGGCTAAAACCTTTTTCATTCGGCTTCGAGGTGTGAAATGTGTACTGGAATTGAAATTGCATTGCTGGCCGGTACTGCGATGACTGCCGTGGGCCAGATTCAGCAGGGCCAGCAGCAAAAAGAAATGTATAACGCCCAGGCGCAGCAAACCCTGAACGATGCAGCTTACCGTTCCGATGCTGCCACGGCACAGGCAGAAAAGATTCGCAAGGCCGGACGCGCTCAGGTAGGCGCTGCGAATGCCTCGCTTGCAGGTTCTGGAGTAAAGCTCGGGGAAGGTACGCCGCTAGAAATCCAGAAGAACATCACACAGAACAGTGAGCAAGATGCACTGACCTCTATCCTGAACGGCAAGCGCATCACCACCTCGGCACAACAGGAATCTCAGTTGCTCGGTAAGGCTGGTGACAATGCGGTGACAAACTCAGTGCTTGCGGCTGGGGCAACGGTTGCCGGTGGGTGGGCCAAAACGTCAAAAAAGGGCGCATGATATGCAAATCCCGTTAGGCAACTTTGGTAACGCAATCCCCGATGCGGCTCCCCGCGTAAACATTCCGGCCGGTGCTTTCAATTCCGGGGAAGGATTGCAGAAGGCTGGCGGCATGGCAATGAACGTCGCCGACCAAATGCAGGAAGATCAGAAGGCACTGAATCGGGTGAAAGCAGCTAATGCCCTTCAGGACTACCAGTTATCTGCAAAGGCTGCTGGGCTTACCCTCGCAGGAATGCTTAAGGATGGCTCAGTCAGCTCCGCAGATGCTCCGGCGAAATATAAGGAATTGGTGGACGCGATACAGAAGCCGGACCCTACTTCGTTCGGCGATCCAATCATTGCAGAGCATTTGAAGGGCGCCATTCCGCAAACCTTTGCCGAAGGCATGAACTCGATTCAGCCGATGATATCCGGTGCGCTTACGATGGAACAGAAGTCTGCCGTCGACTTGGGCATGGACAAAATCGGGAAACTGGCTGGTATGCCGGGTGCAGATGTAACGAAAGAACTAGCTTCTCTTAACGCCTACGATGCAGAGGGGGTTAAATCCTACGGCAAGGAATGGGCCAAGCTCAAACAGGAATTCACCGACAAGACTTGGACAAATGCAGTTGCTGCAAACATCGAGCGCAATAGCCACAGCGTTACCGCATTACAGGCGATACAGGCCGACCTGAAAGACCCCAAGGGAACCTACTCTGACAAGCTCGACACGAATGTACGCACGCAACTTCTCTACAAGGTCGAAGAGCAGATTCACGGCACCATCATTGACGCGAACCAGGCGCGCGTGATGGCGGAACACGAGAAACGGCAACAGCAGGACCAGATCATGCAGGATTATTTGACCCGGACCACAAAGGGTAAGCTCACGGTTACTGAGGTGCTAAAAAATCCAACGCTTGATTTTGAGCAGAAGTTGCACATGAAGAACATCATCGAATCGTCAGTCAAGGGAATGGATAGAACCGATCCGGGCACCTTCATGGACATCTTCAACCGGATACATGCGGCACCCGGCACAGCCAATGCAATTACCGCACCCGATCAGATCTACCCCTATGTGGGCAAAGGGCTGTCTATCACCGACATGAGCCGGTTACGTGCTGAAGTTGAGGGTAAGAATCAGCCTGAAGGTGAGATGATTAAAGGCTTCAAGAAAATGGCCCAGGACAGAATCGATCTGACCACGATCATGGGTAAAGACCCGAAGGGCGCAGAGAATTTTTATAAATGGAACACTTATTTCGACCAGCAGTTTGCGGAGCAGCGCAAGGCTGGGAAATCGGTGCACGATCTTCTCGATCCAACCAGCAAAGATTACCTTGGTAAGACCATCAATGGTTTTGCTTCCAGCGGTGCCGATGTGATCAAGAATCAAGTCGAGCAATTATCTGGCCAAATTCTTAGAGAGGCAGCGCAAGACAACCCGCGCGCCCGCAAAGATGTTCCGCCAAAGAACGCTAAAGGCTGGAAATTGCAGACGGATGCCAAGGGAAACAAGGCTTATGTCAGTCCGGACGGCAAGCAATATGAAGAGGTCAAGTAATGCCATTCGATCTTGCAACAGCCAAGCCGGAACCAATATCAACAGGATTTGACTTGGCCACAGCCAAGCCAACAGAGCAATCCCACATCGGGAACGATCTGGAAAATGTGCCCCTTGATATTCTCAAGGGAGCCAACCTGGTAGCCGCTACCGGATTCAAAAGTTTGAGCCTGGCCGGTGCGACAATCCCCTTGGCGATAGACAAAGCATTTGGAACCAAGCTGGCTGATAAGTGGTATTCATTGACCACTGCCCCGCTCGATAAAATCAAAGAAGATATGGCCGTGCGCCCGGATGCGGGGGTAATCGGCAAGATATCGCACACAGTCGGCGGCGTTGCTGGAACCATCATTGGCGCTCAACTGACCATGCCAGCCGCCCCAGCCGCATCCACACTGCAAGCGGCCACCGATCTATGGCCAACCATTACCGGCATGCTTCGGCACGGCATAGGGGCCATGGCAGCACCTTCCATGAGTTCTGCTATCGAGTCCGGGCAGAAAGTTTTTGAGCATACTAACGATGGCCTGGCGGCATTCAACGCGGCGAAGTCTGCTTACCTGACCAGCACAGCAATGGCGATCATCCCGTTTTCGGCTGGCGGGAATGTCGCTGTCAGGGCGGCTTCTGGTTTTGCGGCTGGGACTGTAACGGGTGAGGTGAATCGGCAGTACACCAACAACAACATGCCTACAGATATGCAGACACCGGCAACTTTCGAAGATGCCTTATTGAACGGGATCATCGGTGCAGGCTTCGGGGTCTTTGGGCCGCGTGGAAATCCAACCTTTGTGAAGCCGAAGGAGCTCAGCGATGCCGCAACGGTGCTGGCCGGAGGTGATCCGGCCAAGGCGAAAGACTTAAACGGAAAGTTGGCGGCGATTGTCGAAAAAACCGGAATACCACCCAGCCAGGTGGTGGCTGATGCGCATGCAGACCCAACAATCAAAGCCGATTTGATGTCTCAACCTGCTGACTCTGCAACTCATGGCAAGGCCGCTGACGCAACCAATTCTGCTGAAATACCCATCCCCGTGGCTTACGTACCAATTGCTCGGGAAATGATGGTCAAGAATACCCTTCCTGATAGCCAGCACGCGCTGAACATCGCCGCAGTGATGGAAAACCCAATGGGCAAAATCACATCGGAGAAAGCCCCGAACCACATCAACTACAAGTACGTCGAAAGCCCGGAGGATGTGAAGGCGGTGCATGCCCGGATTTCCGAAGTGTTTGAAAAGCAGATCGAGGCAGTGCGCGGCAAGGAATCATGGGACACCACCCAAGCCAAGGCAATGGAGATCATCAAAAACTCTGGTCTTCAGGCGAACGGGGGAGACTTCAAGAACCTGGCGGCGCGTGCAATGGCATGGGAATCGATGGCACAGAAAGCCGCATTCGATGTGGCCGAGGCAGCGCGTAACGTCAGAGCGAAGGGGCCAGAAGCCACGCCAGAGGACATAAAGGCGCAAGTTGTAGCCATTGAAAACCTTGCTTTCTTGCAGGCGGTTGATCAGGGGAACGGTGCAGAGATAGCCCGCGCGCTGAATGCTCGCAAAGCCGCCAAGCAGATGGCCGATATTGCCAGGAATACCAGCAACTTATTCACCCAATATGGGCATGATCCGCACGAGCTGGCGCGCATGATTGGGGAAATCGACACAAAAGAAGGTATGGCGAAGTTCGCCAAAGAAGCGACCAAGGCAAGCACATGGGAAAAGTTGATCGAGGGTTGGAAATCTGGCCTGGTATCCGGGCCGGTGACGCACCTTGCCAACATCATGGGCAACACGACATTTGCTACCATGCGCGTGCCTATTGATGCGCTGGCTGCCACCATCGGAGCCTTGCGCGGCGCGCCGGTAGGCGAGAGATTATCCGCATTCGAACCGCTCGCCCGGATGGCCGGCATCCTTGAGGGCACAAAAAATGGGCTGAAGATTGGCGCTGCGATGTTGGCCAAGGAAGATGCGATGGTTGGTAAGGCCGAATCATTCCGCCATGCAATTGAGGGAAAGAAAGGTGAAATCATCCGCCTTCCGTTCCGCGCGCTTGGCGCTGAAGATGCGGTGTTCAAAGCGATGAACGAAAGCGGTGAGACTTTTGCGTTGGCCACGCGCCAAGCCATCACCGAAGGGCTGAACCCGACAACGCGCGAATTCCGTGAGCGCACGATTGAGATCATGCAGAACCCTTCGCCGGAAATGGTGCAGCAGATTTGGGACGCCGGCCAACGCTACACATTTAATGCCGACATGGGCGATAAAGGGCATGCTGTTCAGTCTTTCGTCAAGACTTGGCATCTCGAATTTATGGTTCCGTTCATCCGCACCCCTGGCAACATTGCCAAGGAACTGATCCGCATGACACCGTTTGCACCAGCCATAAAGGAATGGCGAACTGCGATTGCAGAAGGCGGCATTGCCCGGGATCATGCCATGGCTGAAGTCATGCTTGGCACTGGCATCATGTCCGCCATCTTTTCCTATGCACTGGACGGACAAATCAGCGGTGCCGGTGATCCAGACCCGGCCAAGCGCAGGGTGGCGATGGCCGCAGGCTGGCAACCGTATTCGATCAAGATCAACGGAACTTGGTACAACTACCAGCGTTTGCAGCCTGTTGGCACATTGATGGGGATGGCTGCTGACATTGGCGAAGTGTGGCATCGCATGGATGCAAACGAATCAGACAAGATTCCAAAAATGCTCTCTGTCGCCTTTGCCAATGCCATTACCAGCCAGACCTTCTTGCAGGGTTTTACCAATATCATTCGGGCGTTGGATGAACCGGAAAGATTCGGGCCGAAACTCGTTGAACAGTTCGCTGCATCATCTATTCCAAATATCGTTGGCCAGCCAACCGCTATGCTTGATCCGGTAGGGCGTGAGGTAAACAGCGTGCGTGAAGCGGTAATGGCGCGCATTCCAGGATTGCGAGACAATCTTTTACCAAATCTGGATGTATTCGGGCAGCCCATCCAGACGCGTGAGCGACTTGGTGCGGTTTCTCCCATAACGGAATCAGATGTCAGCAATGACAAGGTGCGCACTGAGGCTGCCAGGCTGGGTGTAGGCGTAGCCAAAGCGCCCAAGAGCGTCGAACTGCCATCCATGCATCAAAAAGAAATAGGAAAGGTAACGCTGACACCCGAACAGCAAAACCAATTCACCGGCATATCCGGGAAATTGGCGCATGACATTCTCAGACAAATTGTAGGGTCGGACTCATGGGACGGAATACCCGACATGATGAAGAAATCTGTGTATGAAAAGGTTTTCAACAAGACGCGCGAAGTAGCCCGAATGCAGGTTATCCCGCCAGAACAGAAAGCAGCCGAAATGCGGCGCATAGCAGATGAATTGATTCAGCAAATTCAAGGTAAGAAAGGAAAGCCATGAGACAAGACCAGATTGAACGGCTTCATGACATTGCCGAGCGCGTTGGTGAAGTTTTCTTGAACGAAGCCGACCCGGACAACTGGAATGGTGCGGGTATCCCCTTGCGCGATCTTGATTCTGAATCGCGTGGAAACCGTTACTGGGACAAAAAAAACGCAATACAGACTGGGACTCTGCTTGCCCGTGTATTTGACTTGGTAGAGCGAGATAGCCGCGCTGGGCCAAGCGCAGATAAGATAAATGACGACGATTCTGAAAAAGAAATAAAGAAGTTCGAGAAGCAGGCACGGGAGATGATTGATGCCATCCAATCAGCCGGAAAGTGCTGATGTAAGGTTTTTGGCGTTCTTCCTCTGCTGGGCTGATCGCATGGGGTGGGTCGTTCCTGAAATACATGTCAGGGCGTGCATCTGGCTGGCAACGTTTGGTGAGCTTGGCGTTTTACGTTGCTTCCGTGGATTCGGCAAGTCAACAATACTGGCAATTTACAACGCTTGGCGTTATTCAGAGGACCGGCAATACCGGATTCTTCACCAAGGCGACCAGGACAAAACCGCCTATAAAACAAGCCGCGATACGAAGCGTGTTTTGATGAGACACCCCATGACCAGCCACTTGATCGACACAAGGGGCGAGTCTGCTTTCTGGTGGGTGCCGGGTGCCGACGATGAGCGCAACCCATCAATGCAAGCGGCTGGCATTACCAGCGGTATCACGTCAAGCCGCGCCGATGAAATCCAGAATGATGACGTCGAAGTGCCAAAGAACATCGGCAACCCTGAGTCACGGGAGAAAATGCGCTATCGGCTGGGGGAGCAGACGCATATTCTTGTGCCTGGTGGGAGAATGCTGTTCATTGGCACGCCGCATACGCACGATTCCCTTTATGACGAAATGGAGCGCATGGGTGCAAACTGCCTGACCATTCGCATGTTTGAGCATGAGCATCGAATTGAAAACGCCACCGGCACAGAATACTTTATCAATTTCAAACCTGAATTTGTTTTTTTCTCAATCGGCAAAACCGCAAGGGTAATGGATGAAGGCGCAGATTACAGGCTTACAGATTCCGGAATAAGATTCTCCACGCCGCCAAATGGGTTGGTTGATTGTTATGCCGGAAGCGCTTGGCCGGAACGTTTCAGCCGGGAAGAGTTAATAAAGCGCCGGACCAGAACAAGGACAATCAACGAGTGGGATAGCCAGTATCAGTTGCACAGCAAGCCGGTTTCAGAGGTACGCATTGACCCGGCAAGGATTATCCCCTACGCAGTTGAACCAGTTATTCGTCATGCCAACAAGACAGCAACCATGTGGCTCGGCAATGTGCGTATCGTCGGTATGGCGATGCGCTGGGACCCATCGGGCGCCAAGCTGCATAGTGACGTGTCGGCGGTAGCACTGGTGCTGCAAGACGAACATGGCAGGCGGTACATGCACACGGTCGCCGCTCTGACCGGCGAAGTCGCTGAGTTTTCGGCCAACGGAAACCGCATACTCGGTGGCCAGGTATGGCAAATCTGTGACATCGTGGAAAAGTACCATGTGCCGCGCATCACGATCGAGACAAACGGCGTCGGTGTGTTTGCCCCCGCCGTGATGAAAGCAGCGCTCAAGCAACGGAAGCTGATTTGCGGTGTCGGGGAAGAGCCTAGCGTCACCAATAAAAACAAGCGCATCCTCGAAGCGTTTGAGCCGGTCATATCGGCAGGCATGCTTTGGGCGCATGTGGACGTGCTTCAAGGTCCTATTTGGGATCAAATGAAAGACTTTAACCCTGGCACACAGAACCAGGACGACGATTACATAGACGTGAGCGCAGCGGCCATTGCCGATATTCCAGAGCGCATCAAGGTTCAGATCAGGGAAAGTGACCCAGCACGAAAGCATGAAGATTGGCGGCCAAACTCAGGCGTGCATGAGGTCGTTTTTGAACAGTAAGTCAGGAAACCGACCGGCGTTTTGCCTCAGAATCAGTTGCATACCTAGTGTGCGAGGCAGGCTATGACAATCCCAGTTCAAGTAACTTTCACCGCGTCTGTTGCAAATGGTGCGACAACCGTTTTCCCTTATGGTTTCAAGATCATCGATGCTGAAGATTTAGCCGTCACACTGAATGGAGTTATTCAAACCACCGGCTTCGTCATATCCGGAGTCGGCAGCCCTTCTGGCGGTAATGTGACCTTCACCGTTCCCCCCGTGAATGGAATAAAAGTCGTCCGGTATTTGTCCCCCATATTCAAGCGTAGCACGGATTATCAACAGTTCGGTGATTGGCTTGCCGCCGTTGTGAATCTCGATTTTGATCGCATTTGGCTGACCCTGCAAGCGCTTCAGCAGAATGCCATTCGTTCGCTGAAACTCTCGGTTGATACTGCTACCGACCAGGTAATCGCCGGCAATGTGGCAGAACGCATTGATAAACTTCTTGGATTTGACGGAAGTGGAAATGTCGCGCTGAAAGCTCCTGCCGACCTGTCCATGCAAACGGTTTCCACATACATTTCCACGCTGCTCGATGATGACAACGCTGCTGCTGCACGCGCCACTTTGGGCCTCGGAACCGCAACCGGCACTGAGCTAAACTACGTGGCTGGCGTAACAAGCGCAATTCAGACACAACTGAATGCTAAAGAAGCACTGCACAGCGGCACGGTAACAGTCGCTGCTGATGATTTGGTTTGCATTACTGATACAAGTGCAGATGGCGCAGCAAAACTCGTCACAGCGCAGGGAATCGCCGATTTGGTGAAATCTGTCCCGGTTCGGCAAACAATATTGCAAGGCCCAGTCGATACGTCGGGCCTTCCGACGTTTCTTCCAGCTACATCAGCCAATCTGAACATCACTTCGCAAAACGTAAGCACCGGAACAAATGCCCTAGTGGTAACTGCTGCTCAGGGTGCCGGGGTGAACGGCGCGGTGAACGCAGTGGGCCAGTCAACTGCAAATTTAACATGGAGCGGCTGCACGGCAAACCAGACCAACTACCTGCCGGTGCTAGTTAACGCAGACGGAACGCTGACGACACAATCTCCGGTAATTCTCGCGCCGATCTATCAATGGGGTGGCACACCATCTGTCACGAGCGGACAATACACATTCAATATCCAGCAAATGACCATGTATTTAGGCAACGGGTCAGCCGCCCCTGCCGTGAATCATACTATTGTAGGTGAGGCGGTTGCCGGTGCGTCAACAATTACCAGCACAATTGCGTATGCCTATATGGGCCAGTATTCGTCTGCGGAAACAGCGTTAACCGCTGGGACTAATTCTACATTCAACCATAACATGGGGCACACGGCTCAGTGGTTGGATTTTGACGCATGGGTTCGCGACACAGTGAACGGGAATTGGCTTCCATACCATATAGACTCGAATATAGATGGGACTGCAGGTCAAAATAATTTTGCTATGGCTGCATCTAATACCGTTAGGAATGCGTTGATAGTACGTCCCGGACAAACCTACATGATGAACTACTACGACACTGGGGGAACGTTCCGGTCAATCTCGACGAATGTCAGCATTACTGTGCGTATTAAAAGAGGTTGGTAAAGAATGGGTTATAGCGCGTGAATGACGGAACAAAATAGGGGGCGAACATGACGATCTTTACGCGCTGCGTTGCATACCTGGCCGGGGCAATCACGGTCATTGTCTGGCTGGCAATCGAAGCCAAAAAATAACTAATCAAAAAAGGAATCCGCCGTGCCAGAAAACGTGAAAGAAGTCGTTCAGACTGCGGGGCTGCTGGGGGGAATGGGCGTCATGGTCGGCATCGGCCAGCTACTGGCCAGCCGGGAGCAGTTGACATGGCGCATCGTGATCGGGAGGGCACTTTCCAGCCTCGGCTTAGGCGCATCCAGCGCGGCAATTCTTGTGTGGTTGCCAGACCTGCACTTTGCGGCCCAACTTGGCCTGGCGGCGCTGATCGCCAGCCTCGGCACCTCTGGGCTGGAGCGGTTGGTACAGCGCATATTCGGGGTGCAGCGATGATAACTGCCAGACAATTGGCGGACTCCCTTGGTTGTGCATTAGAGAGTGCCGAAAAATGGGCAGAACCCCTCAACGCGGCTATGGAGCGGTATCAAATCGACACCGCCGCCAGGCGATGCGCATTTCTGGCTCAAGTGGGCCACGAATCCGGGCGGCTGATCTACGTCAGGGAACTCTGGAATCCATCACAGTGCCCGTGGCAGGCCAAATACCAGGGGCGGGTAGACCTGGGAAACATCCACCTGGGCGATGGCTCACGCTACCGTGGGCGCGGCCTGATCCAGATCACTGGCCGCGCAAATTACCGGTCCTGTAGCGAAGCGCTCGGGCAGGATTTCGAGACCAACCCGGAACTGCTGGAAATCCCCACCAACGCGGCCATGTCTGCAGCATGGTTCTGGCAATCGCACGGCTGCAACGAGCTGGCCGATACCGGGAATTTTGAGGCCATCACCCGCCGCATTAATGGCGGGCTGAACGGCTATCAAGACCGGCTGGCATTACTGGAAACCGCAACGGAGGCACTGGCATGATCGAGATTTTAAAGCAGCTAGTGACCGGCCGGGATGGCGTGACCCACGACTTCATGCGCTGGCTTGGCATGGTATCCGGGCTGGTGGCCCTCGGTCTGCAAATTTATGCCGTAGTCCACAAGGGCCAGCCGTTCGATATGCAGGCGTTCGGCATTGGGCTGGGCGCACTGTTCGCGGCTTTGGGTGCCGCGCTGGGATTTAAAAAAGAGACGGAGCCCAGCCAATGAGCATCCTGAACCCGTACACCTGGCTTATCGGCATTCTGGTGCTGGCCCTGACCGGCGGTTCCGGCTTCCTCTATGGAATGAACCACGGCAAGAAGATCGAGCGTGCCGAATGGCAGACCAAGGAACTCAAGGCCGATCATGACGTACAGGACAATCTTGCTGCTGCGCAGACGGATGTCGAGACGCGCGAAGCCTCACACCAGAAAGACCTGGCCAATATCTCAGCCCACTACCAGAAGGAGCTACAAAATGTCTACGACACCAAAGACCGCGTTATTCACGATCTGCGCGCTGGCGCTCTCCGCCTGCGTGACCCAGGCACCGTCAACCCGGCTGGTGCAGGCGCCATGCCCTCATCTGTCGCCAGCTCCAGCGGATGTGATGGTCAAGCGGGAAGCCATCTTTCTGAACAGATTAGTGAATTTCTCGCAAGCGAAGCCAGCCGAGCAGACGGGATCGTTGAGCAGCTCAACGCCTGTCAAGCCGTAGTGGTGAAAGATCGGGAGATTTGCGGGGGCGGACAGTAGCTTGTGGGGTAGTTGTGTCGTTTTTTCTGGCAATTTTAGGGTGCCTACTTTACGTTATACGTCGTCTGGTAATTTCTTAATCTTTGCCAATTCTTGTTTACCCATTGCCCGTTCAATTCTTCGAGTTAGCCATTTATTAAAAGCGTTGTACGCTGCATGCCCCATACCAGCTCTGCGGCTCCACAAATCCTCACCTATATGCTGGTTCTTTTGTTCCTTATGGTGCTTTGTACGGCTCATTCCCCACCTCCAAAAACGTATAACCCTGCGGTCAACACCGCTTCGTTTCACTCCGCTGGACTCGCCTACGGCGAGCCTGTTACCTCTACGTTATGCGCCTTCATCGCCAAGCGCAGCAGTTCGTCACGAAATTCCAAAGGCGTGGCGTTCGCCTCTCGTTTACCGAGGGTGGGCTTGTTCGCCGCCTTCCCTCGTTGATCGTGAAACCCAATCTGGTGCGTTCCTGCGGGTCTCGCCCATCGCAGATCAAAAGGCGCGTTCGTGCCATAGTAATAAAGCCAAGTCGCTTTGTTTGCCCTGTGTCCGTAGGCGCTCTGCCAAACTTCGCACACCCATCCACCATCTATGGTTTGCTGCCAGCCAATCGCCGCCGGTTGCGCCAGTCCGTGTGCCGCCCATGCTTTCGTCTTCGCCGGGTGCTCAATCACTCCGCCAAATCTCCGCACGCTGTCCAATGCAGCGGCAAAGCATCCGCCGTCGTTCCCAGGGCGGTTATGCTCTCCGCCCCATCGGCTGTAATTCACCGCCGCCATCGCGCCCCACAATTGGCAGGGCGGGTGCGCCACTACCGGAAGAGGGCCGCTATATCGTCTCGCGTCTCGATGTTCCGGCCAAGCATCTACGTCAGGCATCCCCGCGTAACACCCGGTCGGCTGCACAAAGAGAGCGGCGCATAACAAGTCGTTCAAACTTTCGCTCCCTTCAGTCGCCGGACTGGCCGATAAATCGCCGCCAGCCGAGTTAACTTTTTCGTTAAGGGCTTGCCTCAGTGCCAGGTCAAGCCGCGCCAGTGCGTTCCATGCCGCGTGTGCTGCGTGGCGCAATCCGGTGTCGGGGTCGCATTGCTCACCGCTCGCCTCCCGCAGTAGGTGGCGCATCATCGCATCCGTGTAGCGCCTCTCTCCGTCCGGCACTTCCATCCATCCGTTGTCGGTGTATTTGTTCGCGCCGTAAGTGCCAACCTTGCTCACTTCCTGCAACGCCAGCGCAAACCCGAACAACACCAACCCAACACGGTTCTTCCCTGCGTCCAGCTTTGCGCCAGACTCGTCCGGTTTCTTTCCGTTCGGGTCTGCCTCAAGCGGCCCAAATGTTTCGACCGCCACCTGCTCTTGTGTATTCAGTTGTGTCATGTTCTCCACCATAAATTCGCCCCTAACACGTCATTCCAGCGGGAGCGTCACTGCGTTCCGCCCCCTGAGCCAGGTCGTTCGACACCGCAGTCCGCGCCCTGAATATCACGATCATGCTGTCGTGCTTCCCTTTGTTATTTGTGACGTAAAGCCCCTTGCTGTTGTATCCTGCAAAATTTACCCGCCCTTTCAAAAATCGTATTTCTGCGTTCGGGAGTATCACTTCGTGGAAATCTTTTGTTCCCGTTGCCGCTGGTATTAAAAGCACGCTCGTTTTGCCTTTCAGCCATTCTTCGTATGCCTTGCGCACAAATCTCGGCTTATCGCGGCGGTTGTACGGAGGGTTCACAAAATTGCAGATCCCCCATTCCATTGCAAGGCCGTCAAAGCCAGCGTGCAGCGGGCACGGGTCAAAGTCGAAGTGAAACTCCTCGTCAAGTTTGTCATATAGCCACTTTGGTGTAGCCCAGTGGTCGTTTGCCGTGCTGCCGTCTCTGTTCTTCATTCCTCTATCTCCGTTGTAAAGCGTTGCCCAACCCGGCGCTCCAGCGCGACGGCGGAAAAGCACCGCCGCGCCTGAGCTATGCGTTGTGCGTCAAAGCAGAACCTCCTGCACCGCTGCCAGGGGCTGCTCCCGTGGCAGCAGTTGCCCTTGTGCTTGCGCCCGCGATATGCGCTCGCAGGCTATGTCGAAGTAACGGCGCTCGCGCTCAATGCCGGTGAACTTCAAGCCCATCTGGGCGCAGGCCACGCCCGTTGTGCCGCTACCCATGAATGGGTCGCAAACCGTTTCAACACCAGCCACCTTATCAATGCACCACACCATCAGGTCAATTGGCTTTTGTGTCGGGTGCTCCTTGCCGCCGTCCATATTCATTGGGCGCTTTCTAAAAATCCTTGCCACAGCGTCAATGCTTGTCCACGCCATCTCGCAATCAGCGAAGTCTCGCCCATCATTCTGCTTATCCCAGATCAAGAACCCGCGCCCCGGCCCCATCGTGTAATAGTTTCCCCCCCACACAATCAGGTCTTTTGCCAAATCTCGCAGCATTAACATCAGCCACTGCGGGGCCGGTTTGTCATCCCACGTTTCTCCGCCATGCCCACGACTGGTTGCTAATCTGGCGCTTTTGTTAATGCCAATCCCATATGGCGGGTCCGTCAAAATCAAATCCACCGGCGCGAGCGTAGGCAGTATTTCCCGGCAATCTCCGAGGTACAGCGTAGCCAGCCCTATAGTTTCAACCCGCATCACTTCTCCCCTTGCCCTCTAACACGTCATTCCAGCGGGACGGCTTCGCCGCCCCTGATTTCATGCGCAAAAGCGCATGAGTTCACTCAATTCAATTGCTCGCTTTGCTAAATCCTCTCCGGTTTTTAGTCCGGCGCGTTCTCCGGCTCCATACGCCGCTCTTGCAAGCGCGTCTAATGCGTCTTCAGCTCGTGGCAACAACGAAACTGTGTATGCAAAACGCTTTGATTTTTTTCTCCATTCCGTATATTTCGCCATCTTCTCTCTCCGTAGTAAACTACTCTCTAACCCTACGCTCAACCGGAGCGCGGGATGGCGGTGTTGTTTTATTCGGGCTTGGTCACGCCGCACCCGGTTAGCTCTGCGTTAGGGGTCTTTACCGTGGCTGCCATAGCCAGGAGCAAATCCCGAAATTCTTGTGGTGTTCCTATCCGGTGAGCGTTGTTCGTTCCGCCTCCCTTGAATGCCAATTCCCCGGCCCTCTTACATTTCTCAATTCCGTATCTGTCAATCGCCCACTGTGGAAACACAGCCTCACTTTTACCCCATCGAAGATCTGGAAGATCAACACCAACTGCATAAAGTAGCGTTGGCTTCCTAGCGTAGTGGCCGTATCTCCCTTGCTCAACACAGCACGTCCATCCGCCGTGGTTGTCTGCTTTTACCCATCCACCAATTCGGGAAGGCACAGCAAGCCCAAAGTGCGCCCACGCATGGCTTCCCCAAGGGTGTTCCAGTACGCCGCCAACCCGCCGCACACTTTCCAGCGCAGCAGCAAAGCATCCGCTGTCATCACCTTTTTTCTTCCGCTCTCCCGTTCTCGCAATCCACAGTGGCTGACCTGCCCAAAACTTACCCCACCGCTGGCATGGTGGGTGGGCGACTACAGGCATTTCCCCTGCGTATAACCTAGCGTCCTTTGATTCGTCCCAAGGTTCCACGCCATCAATTCCAAAGTATGCCCCGTCAGTTTTAACGTACAGTGCTGCAATCATTTACGACCCCTAACCAATCGTTCAACTTTCGTTACACCTTCGTATCCACCGGACTGGCCGATAAAGCCCGGCTGTCAGGTTTCTGCGTTGGGCGCAATAATATGTGCCGTTCCGCCCATTTTAAAACGCCGTATATTTTCCCGTTTCCGGGGTGGTATTTTTTTAACTCATCACTAAAAATATTCGCGCACGCCTCGCGCTCTTCTAACACCGCATGGCTTACGCTTATGAGAGCCTCAGATATTCCTCGTTCTGCTCCGGCATCGTGTATGGCCCTGACCATATCATTAAAACTCCCCGGCAATCGCCTGAAATATTCGCACTCTTCGTCTGTCAACATCATGTACTCCTCTCCCGAATAGCGCCGGTGACTTCTACGTTGCGCCCCAAATACCGCACTATCCACGACCAAGCGTCCGTCCAATTCCAGACAAACGCCACGAAATAACCCTCTGCGCGTAGGCGATCCGCGATTGCAAGTTGCTCCGGTGTCGGGACGTTCTTGCCATGCTTGAGCTCGATTGCCAGCCCGTTAAACCCATTGCGCGCAACAGGTAGCCGAATATCCGGCGCGCCCTTGAGCATGCCAGAGCGCCTAGCTTTGATCGCCTGTAGTGGCGTGAGATAAACCCCATTCATGCTCCCCTCTAATAAATCCAAACCCGGATATTTCCGCACCATGTCGGGCCGGCGTGCCATTTGAAACAGGGCGGCTTGGTGGGCAGCTTCGCTCATGCGGCGGCCTGCTCTACCGACAACCGCGCTTGCACTTCTTTTTTCAGGTTGTCCAACCGAAGAGAGGCATCCGATCCGGCGATATACGGCAACAGACCGGCAACATGCTGCACGGTGAGCAACCCCTTTTCCGCCGCTGCCACCAGCACCGATTCGCGGCCAGCAGCATCTTGGCCCAGGCTGGCTTGCCATCGGATAGGCGCACCCGCCTCCCGTGCCTCAGCCGTCAGGCGCGTGTAGGCTTCCTTGAACGCCATCCGGGCAGCTATGTGGTCATCTTGCAACTTGAGCGCGACACCGAACGCCTGCTGCATTTCGGTTGTCCAAACGACCGTCACCCGTTCGTCGTTCAGCGTTGGCGAGACAATCGACCACGCTTCCTCTGCACCTGGACGCCCGCCCGGTATGCGCTCCAAAATGTCAGCCAGTGCAATGCGCCTCAATTCCCTCCGGCAGCGTGACAAAGCAACCGCAACACCTTGCGCCGGGTACACCGACAAATCCTTGGCAATCATCGCCAGCGCTGCATCGCTCAATTCCTGACCCACTGCCGCGTATGTCACCGCTACCGCCTCGATCAATTTCATGCTTGCGCCTCCAAAATTCGACCAACCCGCTCGATTTGAGCCTGCACCGCGTCAACCTGTTCGGCACTCCTGGCCTCAAGGGTCGTCATCTTTCGCCCCGTTGCCCATTGGGTTCTCAACCCTTCCGCATCCTTCAGCATTGCCTCGACCGGATGAATTTTTTGAACATAAAATCTGTCGTTATGGCTAACAAAAAAAGCAGCAACATGCGGGGATTCCTCAAAACCAATGCGCTGAACGAATTGCCGAATGATGCTGTTAACCTTCTGGTTTCGTTTCGGCTCAATTTCATACCTCACAAAATAGGCGTCGCTATAGCGCCTCCATGTTTCCCGGCAGGCTTTTTGCAAATCGGTTTCGATATCCTTAACTTTTCCGCCAGCCGAAGCGCCAGCGACGGCAAAAGAATCCTGCTCCTGTTCCTGTTCCTGTTCCTGTTCCTGTTCCTGTTCTTGGCTTCGAAGGGGCTTCGAAGGGGCTTCGAAGGGGCTTTGTTTAACAAGGCAAATATCACGTTTTTTTGTTAGATTGAAAGCGTTGCTGTATTTGTCATAAAAGGCCGCCAAATAAGGGTTATCCGGCAAATCATCGTAGTCGTTCTGAACACCTTTCGATCTCTTGTCCCCAGGTTCCAGGCGGTCTGCAATTTGGTATACGGCCATTTCTTCGACCCAAACCATCTCAGTCGCATCGTCATACTTACAAAACCCCGCTTCGATGGTGCATGCAAGCCCCTTCGAAGCCCCTTCGAAGCCCAGTCCAGTTTCGTGCGCAATGTACATAACAGGTAAGTAATACAGCCCAAGCATGTTTGCGTGTGGGCACGTCAACAAATACAAAGCGACAAGCTGCGCATCGCCACCTTGTGCGCGTAGCTTTTTACCCGTTGATCCAATCCAGAATTTAGGACTTACTTTCGAGTAGTCACGCATGATTAAACTGGCTCTCCATCCCAATATGCTGCGATCATTCTGTTAAATGTTTCACGGGCTTCTGCACTTGCTCTACCTAGCCACATTGCCGTTAAAATATCGTTAAGCTGCGCCATCTTTTCTGTGGTTGAAAACCCCATAATGCACACCTGTTGGATTAGGGCGGACTTGACTTGCGCTAAATATTGATGCTCTTCCTTATGGCAATCATCACAAAGCGTTACGATTGATCTTGGGTCGTAATCCCAAACCCCCTCTACCCCGCTCTCATAAAACGAGTGGTGTGCATTCAGTGGCTTGTTAACCGCCCCGCAAATGCGACAAGCGAATCCATCGCGCTGGAAAACTTCAAGCCTAAGTTTCTGCCACCGAGGATCTTTTAACTTTTCAACGTAAGATGTTTTCTTTTCCATTTTCCCGCCTCCCATTCCGTCCATTGATAAGGTGCTGGCGTGCCTGTGTGACGGAATTACGCAGGCCGGGTGCCCCCGTTGCCAGCATTAAAATCATGCAGCCACTCTTTCCTTGAAGATTTCTTGATTCTGAAAAAGATCAGGTCTGTCGAGCTTTACCCTTGCCGGAATGCCCCGAGTGATCCAGTTGTGAACGCGCTGAGTTCCGCCATGTTTTTCATATCCAAGAAGCTCTGCGAGCTTTGCCGGTCCACCAAGCGACTCGATAAGTACGCCATCGGTTGTCATGAGATATCACCTAAATTGAAATGAATATACCCAGATTAAACGCCATGTTTATACAAAAGTCAAACGCTGCGTTTAACAACGATATGTTTAGTGCTTCGGCAGGTTTTTTTTCGTCTATCCCTCGTGATGTGTAAAATAAATTAAACAAACTGTTTGACAGAAGATTAAACGTGGTGTTTAATGTATTCAACAGCACGATCATGACGCTTGCCGGATGTGCGTTATCAGCCGGTGACTATCAGGAAAGTTTGATTGAGGTGTGGCTACCGAGAGACAGAACGGCAATTGGACGAGTACCTACCGACAAGCAGGCCCCTTTATGGCGCGACATGCTGCATATAAGACTCTGGCAGACCGGAAAGACGGTCACTAATTCAAAGGGAGGTAACCATGACACAGCAACAACTGAACTTTGCTTCGCAAATGGATTCGTGGATATTTTTTGGCGCGATTATTGGCCTAGTGGTGTTGCTGGCCGGGTGGTTTGGATGACGATATTTAGCGCGGTTGCGGTTGTATCTGTGGGGTTCGCGTGGATCGGGTTCGTGATCCTCACTTTGGCACTTTTCGATAAAGGAGGGCGGCATGGCAAATAGCATAGCGATTCACCCGCGCCTTGCGGAGCGTCTTGATGATGCACTGGCATTGGCCGAGGAAGCTGGTGGCATTCTGGTGTGTGGTCGTGGCGTTGGTCTGGCGATCGTGATTCCGCCTGCTGACATGGCTGCACGAATTCAAGCGGCAAGACTGGCAGCACTCAACGAAATAGGAGGCTCGCCATGCGCCGCTTAATTAGGGCTATCTTCCAAATCAAGTTGGCCTACGGGTACTGGAAGCATCAGGGGTTCTCTATCCGCCTGGCGTGGATTAGGGCTGGAAATGTTTATTCATGGAGGTTGAAATGAGTACAGAAGTAAAAACGCAAGGCCCAGTCGCGTCGTTCAGCAGCTTCATGGATAAAATGAAGCCACAACTGGCAAAGGCAATACCGAAACATCTTACCGCCGACCGCATGGCGCGTCTTGCAGTGACTGCATTCAGCACCAGCCCCAAATTGCAAGAGTGCGACCCAATGAGCATCGCAGCATCGATCATGACGGCAGGCCAGCTCGGCCTTGAGCCGGGTGTGAATGGTGCCGGGTATCTGATCCCTTATGGCCGTACCTGCACCTTTGTGCCAGGCTGGAAAGGTCTGGTTGATCTAGTCTCGCGCAGCGGTCGCGGCACAGTCTTTACCGGTGTGATATTCAAGGATCAGCAATACACATTCACCGATGGCGCCAGGCGCGACCTGATAATTCACAACGAAACCGACCTTGATGCGCCGGAAGATGTTACCCATGCCTACGCAATCGGATGGGTACGTGATTCGTCAATGCCGGTTATCGAGTTGTGGACGGTCGGGAAAATCAAAAAGCACCGCGACAAATACAACAAGGTTGGGAAGGCGCACTACAGTTTTCGCGATTGGGAAATGTATTGCCGCAAGGTGCCGTTGCTCCAGGTTCTGAAATATATGCCCTGCTCTGTGGAAATGGCAAACGCCATTGAAATCAGCAACGCCTCCGAAGGCATGCGTGGTGCGACGATTGAAAACGGGATCGTGGTTGATGCTGGTGGCCAGTTTGGGAATAACGCCAACGACATTACCGAAGAAAAGACGCTACCAGAATGCACCGCCGAGGAATTTGAGAAGAGACGTAATGAATGGGAGCCGCTTGTCAGGTCCGGGAAGAAGAAGGCCAAGGCCATGATCGCGGCAGCAAGCACGGCAATGGTTCTGTCCGACGAGCAGGTAATGACAATCGATTCTTGGGAACAGGAGGGGCAATAATGTACGAAGCGCACGATTTAATTCAGGGGAGCCCTGAATGGCACCAGTTCAGATTCAACCACCACGGAGCCAGCGAGGCGGCGGCCATGCTGGGGCTTTCTAAAAAGACGACACGCACCGCGCTTTTGCATATGAAGCATACCGGGATGCAAAAAGAGTTTAGCGACTGGGTGCAGGCCAATATTCTGGATAAAGGCCACGAAGTCGAAGCGCTTGCGCGCCCTCTGGTGGCGGCCATAATCGGGCGAGAACTGTACCCAGTAACTTGCTCCATGGGTAAGTTGAGCGCGTCTTGCGATGGCCTGACAATGGACGACTCTGTTGCTTTCGAGCACAAGCAATTCAATCAGACGCTTTTCTCGAACGTGTTGCGCGGGAATCTCCCTGATGAGCATATGCCGCAATGCCAGCAAGTGCTGATGGTGACAGGCGCTGAAAAAATAATCTTCGTTGTATCAAATGGGACGGTAGAGCACCTGGCGCACATGGAAGTAATGCCGGACCCGGTTTGGTTCGAGCGAATTAATGCCGGTTGGGATCAATTCGAGCGCGATCTGGCCGCCTACATCCCCGCAGAAATCAAGGAAATGCCCAAGGCCGTTGTCTCGATTGACCTGCCCACCCTGTTCGTACACGCCAGGGGCGAAATCACCGAACACAACATGGAAGCGTTTGGCCTGGCTCTCACCGGCAGGCTTGCCGAGGTGCGCTCAATTGAGTTGGTGACAGATCAGGATTTCAGTAACGCCAAGGATGCGGCCAAGCAATTCCGCGATACGGCCAAGGCGATTGCGCTATCAAAAGAAGCGATGCTGGCTCAGACCGAAACTATTGGCGAGGCAGCGCGCAAGATGGATGCCTGGGCCAAGGATTTGAACGCAACCGCTTTGCAGTTGGAGAAAGACGTGGAGCGCGAAGATTTGGCGAAAAAGGCCGAAATGGTGGGCGCTGCCAATAACGCATTAACGGCGCATATCGCCCAACTGGAGGCCGAAACCGTCCCGATCAAACTGAATCTGCTTTCCCCGAGATTCGCCGATGCCATTAAGGGTAAGCGCAACTACACAGCCATGCAAGACGCGATCAATACCGCGCTGGCAAATGCCACGATTGCGGCTGATTTTTGCGCCAAGGATATCCGGTCAAAGTTGGCATGGTGCAAAGAAAATGCTGCCGGAATGGACGCCTTATTTCCAGACCTGCCGCAGATCATCACGAAGCAGATGGATGACTTTACCTTACTGATATCGACCCGCATTGACACCCACAAAGCCGAGCAAGACAAGCGCATCGAGGAAGAGCGCCAGCGAATCCAGAAGGAAGAAGAAGCCAAGGCTGCTGCGAAGGTTGTGGAAGCGGCTAAGGTAGCCGATCCGGTAGCCAAGGTCGAAGAAGTATCGGCACCAGCCGCACCAACCCTTGTCCCACCACCCGCGCCAGTAGACTCTCGCGCCGCCGTAGTCGAGCAAGGCGACGATATCCGCGAATTTCTGAACAGCCTGGACGTGAGCGAAAAGAAACGGCAGGAGATTCGACCGTTTATTGTGGCGTTCGTGAAGTATCGGGCCAATCGCGGGTTGAATGCATTGGTGCCTAACCTTAATCGTTAGAACACATGACGATAATAGACCTGCAAGCAGAAAGGCAAGAGCGCGAACCGAATAGTTCTGGTAAGGCTCTGTGTTTGGCGTGCAAACACGAATGGGTTGCGGTAGCGCCAATCGGTATAACGTGGATGGAATGCCCAGCCTGCACTTTGTTGCGTGGACGCTTTTTCGCGCAGCATGAGCGCGACGGCCATCACTGGCATTGTGCGTGTGGATGCGACCTGTTCTACGCTACACCAGACGGGTTTTACTGTCCAAACTGCGGAGAGTGGCAACATGGGTTCTAACGTCTGAATTCAGGGGTGCGACGCTGGAACGCAGCCGTGAAGCCGAAGGATACAGTTTGGCACTTGGGCGACGTGCTGTTTGGGCGCGACACGTTCGAGATTCTTGGGCGGCTGAACGGCGTGAAGAAGTTGGTGATGGGCAACCATGACCGCTACCCAACCAGGTTGTACTTGGAGCATTTCAATCAGGTTGTCGGAGCCGCCGAAATGCACGGTTGCATCTTGACGCATGTGCCGGTGCATCCATCGCAGTTCGGGCGCTACAAGGCGAACATTCACGGGCATTTGCACAGCACCAAGATTGACGATGCACGATACATCAACGTGTCGGCGGAGTGCATTGGGCTTGCTCCGATGCCGCTGGATGATTTGCTGCATAACGTAGAGTTAACCGGCTCCGCGCTTTTGCGGAGCGAAAGTTGAACGACGTTATGCATGGAGGAAACAATGAAAAGTGTGATGAAACACAACGGAGAGACTGGTGAACTTGTGTGCTACGCGCCTGCTGGTGAGGAGGTGTTGCGGACGGTCGAGCCGGATTTCGAGAAGGCGCACGGCATCTCCAACGCGGTGCAGGCTGCGTACCGCAAGGGACGAATTCTCGGCCGACTGGAAATGCAGCGTTCGATTGAGCGCCACATGGACGACTTGAATGCATAAACAACTGACATGAGGGGTGCGCCCGCTTTTGGGCGATCCCTCTCGATATGGATGGGTTAGAGGGCGGGATTATGGAGGGTTCGACGTGAGTGATTGTTACTGCGATTACGATATGCCTAGCATGCACATCGAGGCATGGCACAAGGCGCGGAAACAGCATACGTGCTGTGAGTGCGGCCAAGCCGTAATAATTGGGCAGCAATACCAACGCGTTGCTCTGGTGTTTGAGGGGCAATTCTCGACCTATAAAACGTGTGAGCGATGCGCCGATCTGCGCGATGCGCTGGCGGCGGTGTCATGCCCCTCGTACAGGGGGCTGCGCGAGGAATATTGGAATTACCTGGAACAGTGGCTGGGGTCTGAACGCTGTGCCGAAACATACCGGCGCGTGTTCCCGGTGGTGTCGAACGTTTGAATTCACCGAGCAGCGCGGCTTTATGCGCTGTCCGGTGGAATGGCGTGTTAGGGGCGAATTTTAAGGAGACGACGATGGGACGAGAAGTAAGGCGCGTGCCGGCCAAATGGCAACACCCGAAGATTGAGCGGCCAAACTACTTGAAAGGCTGCATGGAAAAACGCTACCAGCCGATGTACGACCAACCGTTTGCGCCGGCTATGCGCGAGTGGTACGAAAGCTGGCAGGCGTGGGAGCGCGGCGAACGCCCTGAAAGCAGCGATGGTTACACGTACTGGGAGTGGTCGGGCCATCCGCCTGACCCGGACTACTACCGCCCGGATTGGCCCGACGCCGAGCGCACGCACCTGATGATGTACGAGGACACCAGCGAGGGAACGCCGATAAGCCCAGCTTTCGAGACGCCGGAAGAATTGGCGCGGTGGCTGACGGACAACGGCGCAAGTGCCTTCGGAGACTCGACCGGGAGTTACGAAGGATGGTTGCGCGTGGCTCAAGGTGGATGGGCGCCGAGCGCGGTGAGTATTGACGGCGGCCCACTGGTGAGCGGTGTTGATGCGCTCTAACGCCAAGGTAAGCGGCAGGCCGCACCACGAAACTGAAAAGGAGTGATGAAGGTGGAGCAACTACAAACCGAAAACAACGCCGATGGCGGCTTGTCCGACTTGACCGTAGGGTTAGGGGTGGAGCAGGCGATAGAAATTGAACGGTTTGAGGCGCTTGGGTACAAGACACTACCAGAAGAATATAAAAACTTCCAGTGCAGAAAATGCTGGAAACCGGGAGGATTGGTGTTTAAAGATTATGACGATGAAGGATGCCATGAGGACGTGGAATATCACTGCGTAATTTGCGGCAATGGATGGATAGCAGAGGGATCAGATTACTGACCCCTAACATAAAGTGTACACCCTAAAAATTCCGACAATTGCACCACAACTACCCCGCAATCCACTATCCATGCGCCTGTGGATTAAATAAAATGTTGAGTTTTACACCATGCCGCTAGAGGATTCGCTAATTTGGTTCGCCCGAGATCAGGTCAAAGTGCTGGGCAAGTTCGGGCCGCCCTACGTCAGGGGGTGCCTGGCGCACTGGGCGAAAGTTTACGGGCGGGACGTTGCGGTAAGGATTGGGAACCAACTTAAGGCGGACGGGAAATGAAACGAATCTACCGGCTAGTTCACAGCGAAGCCCGGAAACGTGCCGCGCAAGACTGCCTGAACGCGCAGGAGGGCTGGATCGTGGAAGTGAAAGAGCCAACGCGCAATCTCGAACAGAACGCTTTGCTCTGGGCGCTGCTTGAAAAGGTTTCGCAGCAGGTGGAATGGTACGGGGCATATCTGACCGGCGAGGAGTGGAAGGATGTTTTCACGGCGGCACTGCGAAAAGAAAAGGTGGTTCCCGGTATCGGCGGCGGTTTCGTGGTGCTGGGCCAGCGCACCAGCAAAATGAGCAAGTCCGAGTTTTCGGATTTGATTGAGCTGATTTATTCGTTTGCAGCAGAAAAAAATATCGAACTGAGGGAAGCCGCTTGACCAAGGCCGAACGCGCCTACATGGACAGGGTAGCGCAACAGCCTTGCGTACTGTGCGGGGCGCATGGCGTGCAGCTCCACCACGCAAGAGAAGGGCAGGGGATGTCGCAGAAGGCGCAAAACTGGCTTGTTATCGCATTGTGCCCCGACTGCCACACAGGGAAGCGCGGCATTCACGGGGACCAGACCATGCTCAGGATAATGAAAAAAGATGAAATGGACTTACTGGCCGATACGATAGCGGCGTTGAACGGAGGTTGAATGATCCAGCGCTTTTCCCTTCGCATGCGCGCATTTGGAGATGATGGATGAGTATACCCAGCGATGAGAAAATAAATTGGTTCCGCATTATTACGGATTTATGTTCATCCCATGGCTACACGCATCAAGACATTGCCACGGTGATCAGGGGGGTGAGTAGGTCCACTGTCCAGGGATGGAAGCAAGGCGCAACGCCTCGGTACGAGGAAGGGCAGCGCTTGATCGATCTTTGGATACAAGTAACCGGGAAAAGTCAGGAAACTGTCCACAAGGTCAAGAGATACTCGCATCTAGCGTAACCACATTAAAAAATTTGGAGCCTCCGTTATGAGCAAAGACCTTGATCCACAAGTGCCAGGCGCACATGAAAACGATAGGGCCGATGATGCTGGGCCTGTTAACGCCGACATGGCCGAAGTCGAAATGGTAAACGTACCGAAAGCAGAATATGCAGCGTTGAAGCAACGTATAGCCGCGTTCGAATCCGGTAAAATGCGAACGAGCAGCGCAAACAACGACCTGCCAGACCAGGATGACATTGACCCGACCAAGCTGAAAACAACCGTGCTGACCAAACAGGGCTGGATCAGCCCGGTTGCAAAACGGTAATTGACATGTGCTTTGACAGTGGCAGCACACCAACGGCACCATCGGTCGATCCAGCCGCAGAGCGCATGAAAGCAGAGGCCGAGGCCGCGACAAAAGCGAACGAGCAACTGCTGGCCGATGCGCGCAGAAAGCGTCAGCAGAAGGGGTTGCTGTCTACCGACCAGGCAAGCGGGACGGTGCTCGCCTCAGCCGCCCCACAAAGCGCCGCGCCTGTTGGCTCAACCGTGCTTGGCAGCGGCGGGGGAGGGTGATGGATGCCCAGGCAATCATTCGCCGGTTGGGCACACTGAAATCACAGCGCCAGCCGCATGAGCAGGCTTGGCAGGAGTGCTTTGATTACAGCTTCCCGGAGCGCGGCCAAGGGTTGAACGGTTCGACAACGACTCCGCAAGATGCCCAATCGAAAAAGAACCGTATCTTGGACGATACCGCAGCAGACTCCGCGCGCATTCTGAGTGCTGGGCTGGTATCCGGAACCACTCCCGCAAACTCAATCTGGTTTGGCCTGGATTCTGGCAGTGAGAAAGACGATACCAGCGAAATGGACGATGAGGACAGATTCCTCGACGAAGCCGCGCGTACCATCTTTGCCAATATCCATTCGGCAAACTTTGATGCAGCAGCATATGAGTGCTGCATCGATATTGTGCCGGCCGGGTGGTTCGTGCTCTATGTTGACCAGGCCAAACAAGGCGGCTACTCATTCGAGCAATGGCCAATCGCTCAGTGCTATGTTTCATCTAGCAAGCTGGGGGGGTTGGTTGATACGATTTATCGCGAAGTTGAGCAGACCGTCGAGCAGGTTGTCACTGAGTACGGTATCGACAACGTTTCCAACGCCGTGGCCGAAGCCTATCGAAATGAAAAGTTCGATGACAAGATCAAAATAGTACAAGCAATCTACCCGCGCGCCATGCATATGGTCGGGGCGCGGATGGCAAAGAATTTGCCGTTCGCATCCATGCATGTTGAGTTAGCTACCAAGCAACTGCTGCGCGAATCTGGATATCACGAATTTCCTTGCGTAGTTCCGCGCTGGATGCTGACACCCGGATCGGCTTACGGCACTGGGCCAATGTCCAATGCACTTGGCTCTATTCGTACCATCAACGACATCAAGGGTTTCGAGCTTGCCAATCTCGATATGGCCGTGGCTGGCATGTGGATCGCCGAGGATGATGGCGTACTCAACCCCCGCACAATCAAGGTCGGTGCGCGGAAAGTCATCGTGGCAAACAGCGTGGACAGTATGAAATCGTTAACGCCTGGCTCGAATTTTCAGGTGGCCTTTACCGCGGAAGACCGGTTGCAGGCGACCATTCGTAAAATATTGCTGGCTGACCAATTGCAGCCGCAAGGCGGTCCGGCAATGACCGCAACTGAGGTGCATGTACGGGTGCAGTTGATTCGTCAACTTCTAGGCCCTATCTACGGTCGCCTTCAAGCCGAATACCTACAACCGCTTATCACTCGCTGCTTCGGATTGGCTTATCGTGCCGGAATCCTGGGTCAAGCGCCACAGTCGCTACTGGGCAAGATGTTCACAGTCAAATACATCAGCCCGTTGGCCAGGTCGCAGAAAATGGAAGAGGTACAGGCGATTGACCAGTATGTGCAAGGAGCCGTGGCTGTTTACCAGGTGCATCCAGACATTCTTGACACCATCGATTTTGATGCCACGCAAGCGGTTCGTGGAGAGGCTTTAGGTGTACCAGCCAAGGTACGGCGCGATGCGAAAGCAATTGCCGAAATTAGAGATGCACGCACCAAGAAAGCGCAAGAGGACCAGGCCAAGGCTATGCAGCAGGAAATGCTTTCCAAGGCCGCACCTGCGATTGCGCAGAAGGTGATGGGATGAGTAAGCCAGAAGACCGCCCTACGCCCCAGGACTACGCCGATCTGTTTGAGGTTGACCGGCGCGGCGCACACATTCTGGAGGATTTGATTCAGCGCTTTGGCCGGCAACCATCCAAATCAAGCGGCATTGACCGCATTCTCGATACCCATGAGTTTATCGGTCGCAGGCAAATACTCGATTTTGTTGTAAGCCAAATTAACCGTGCAAACGGCGTTCAAGAAGACCCTACAGGAGAGGAATAACCCATGTTCAGAAAAGGATTCCAGTATGTTTTAATGGACCAGGCTGGAGCGGATGGCACCGCAAGCGGTGGCGCTGCAAGCGATGTCGCTGAAGTGGAGGATACATCGGTTATTACAGATACTCCTGCCGAAGACGTTGTAAGCGATGTCGCTGCATCTGAGGTGGCCGCAGATCAAGGTGGAAACGCGCTCAGCAAAGGCGCTCAGCAAACCTCGCAGATTCCGGATAAATATCAAGTCAAAAAAGAGGACGGTTCGCTCGATATTGAAGCCAGCTCATTGAAGTTGGCCGAAGCCTATGGCAACCTCGAAAAGCGCATAGGAACTGGCGACATTCCCCCGAAGACCTTTGAAGAATACGAGGTTACTGTCCCGGAAGATCTTAAAGAAACCTGGATTCCGAAAGATGACCCGCTGCTGCAAGGCTTCCTTAAAGATGCGCATGCAGCAGGATTTACACAGAAACAGGTTGATCTGGCCATGAACCGTTACATGGAACTGGCACCGCAACTTGTAAATGGCGCACAACAGCTTTCTGCTGATGATTGCGTTGCCGAGCTAAAGGGCGAGTGGAAAACGGAAGCGCAGTACAACGCTGAAGTTGGCAAAGCCTACAATGCAGCCGTTGCCTACGCTGGGAAGGATGCCGATTCACTCATCAAAGACCATGGTAACGACCCACGTTTCATTCGCTTGTTGGCCAAAGTTGGCGCGGAAATGGGTGAGGATAAATCGCTCAACAATGGTGGCGGCCCAGCCGGTGCTAATGGCATTGAGGAGTTGGTGGCTTCCGAAGCCTACAAAGACCCCAAGCACACAGATCATGCGCGAGTTAGCAAGCAGGTCGCCGATCATTTCGCGAGAGTTGCTGCGGCACAGGAAAAGGCCGGAAACTCACCATTAATGTAGAGGTAAATCATGCCTGGATTGAAAGACACAGAAACCGGAGGCCCAATACCGCAATACGGTACAGCCGGAAGCGCCCATGTGACCGAGGGCGGTTTAACCCCTCTCGGCTACCAGCAGATCACCTCACTGAGCGCAGCGACCGCTTTGACCGTTCCAGCCGGCGCCAGGCTGGCGATCATACAGGCCGAGGTGCAATCAGTACGCTGGCGCGATGATGGCACAAACCCAACATCAAGCATCGGCATGGTGCTGGCTGCGGGCTACGACCTGGTCTATACCGGGACGCTATCGGCCATTAAGTTCATCGAAACAACCGCCAGCGCCAAACTCAACATTTCATATTTCAAGTAAGGGGGCACACACATGAGCTTTCTCGATTATTTCAAGACCAGCAAGGGGCAGCGTGTTGTTGCCGAGCAACCCACGCCAGACCGTTCCGGGCGCAACGCCATTGCCGCCCAAGGGCTACGCTCCGGGATGTGGGTTACAACCAGTGAAGGCCGAACCGGCATTCTGATGGAAGCGAATGCGGAAGGCATCGCAGACGTCATGCTCACCCAGGATGACGGCACCAACCTGATGCTGGTCCACACGATGCTTTCCAGCCTGGCTCAGGCGGCGCATGCCAGCATACCGGCAAGCAGGCGTCCCGATGCTGATCGTGCTGCGCAGTTCGGCTACAAATAAAGGAGCGGCACCATGACACTCAAAGTCACTCAAGTAGGCGAAGCGCTTGCCCTTAAAGCTTTCCTCAATCACACCGCAGGGCAGGATCAGAAGCTTGACCTGTTCGCTACCAACGTAACCCCAGCCGAAACCGACACGCACACAGCATTTACGGCGGCGGTCGGCGGCGGGTATGCGCAAAAGACTATGACCGGTTCGAGCTGGTCCGTGGCCGGTCCGAGTCCTACCGGTGCCAGCTACGCGCAGCAAACGTGGACATTTACTGGGGGGCTCACTACCAACGCTACGATTTATGGCTACTTCGTGACGCAGACAACCAGCGGCATACTGATGTGGGCCGAGGCGACAACCAACTTCACGCCGGCCAACAACGGCGATCAGTATTTGCTGACGCCTGCGATTACGGCCAACTAAGCCATGCGTAACCCGCTCCACCTCTACCTGGCCGGCATTCTCGCACTGCTGTTAATCGGCATCGGTATCGAGTCCGCCTATCCCAACGATACCCGTGACCCATCCCAGGTGCGGCTATTTCGCAAGGCCAACCCGTGCCCGGCTACGGGGAGCACCACCGGCGCATGTCCGGGGTATGTCGTGGATCACACCTACCCATTATGTGCCGGTGGGCTGGATATTCCGGCAAACATGATCTGGCAGGATACAAAAGCCAGCTACATCAAAGACAGGATTGAGCGCGAACTTTGTGCGTGTAAAAAGGGGAAATGAATATGCTCACACCAGCACAAGAAACCACACTAATTGCAGCACTGAAAGCGTCCAATGACTCCGTGCTCGCACCACTTGTAACTGCCAGAGATAACGTGCTTATCGCAAACTGGCTCAACGCAAGCGGCACTACTGATGCGTGGCACGAGTCATGTGGCAGTCATGATCTTTTCGACTCAATGGATATCACAAAATTTGACAATTTGACTGCTGGCAAGCGCGACGCATGGCGGTTATTTTTGGACTATGCGCCACAGGATATGCGATTAAATGCCAGACGTAAAGCTGTTGTTGATGTTTGGGCTACGTCAACAAGTAAGCCCGGTGATGACGCCCCAGCAGTACTTGCTAAGTGCCTGCGTAAAGCGACCAATGGTGAGGCGATCATGGGTGGCACAAGCGCGACGACTGATACGGTTACAGCATCGAAGCTGAATTATATCGGCCAGATCAGCGATTACGATGTATCGAAAGCGTTTAACGCCAATCCATAAAGGGTGATATATGTCAAACGAAGTCATCACAGTATGGGGTACAGAAAAAACACTGGAGGCAAGCGGTGGTAGTTGTGCATCAGCCGCAATCATACAAGCGAACGATGCTAATTATGGCGTTGTGGCAGATGGTGCCAGTTATGCAGACGCGGATTTTGCCCTGCGGTGCCAGTGGGCCACCATTACGAGTATCGAGAATAAAACAATAGACCTGTTTGCACGGGATTTAAATTTCGATTCCACGAATGATGCGATAGCACCAACTGCTACATTCACGCATCGCTACGTAGGGAGCTTTAAAGTTTCTGCTGTCGCGGCGAACACTGATCAGTACCTGCTTTGCACAGTCAGAGATGTTCCAGAGGAAGCGGAATATTACCTGATAAACAATACCGGCCAGACCATCAGTGCTGGGTGGACGTTGAAAGTCACACCGCGTACCAAAAAAGCCGCCGCATAAATAATGCCACTCATTATAAACACCCAGGTGCGAACCAGTCCGGTAACGGGGGAGGTAGCGCCTAATCCAATATTGGGGGTGGTTCCGCTGCTGTGGACGGCTGCGGACAAAAACGCTTACGCCCTGAAAACCAGAAGTGCCATGCCATGCACCATAAAGTCTGGAGGTGGAACTCCAGAAGGTGGTGAAGGTATCCTGTTTGACAATTCACAAGCGTCTGATAGCGCGTACATCAGTGGGGCTGATGGCAGCCCACTACCAAGCGCAACCTCTGTCACGTTTGTAGTGGTAGTGACACCAAGAGCATTACCAACGGGAACAAACGAAGAGCGATTGATAGCCCACTGGGGTACTGAAAACGTCCTCCTGGTTGAGTGGTATGGCCCGAATATAGGTTTTGCGGTTGCCTCTCAATCAGGCCCCGTCTATGAAGCTCGCTATGGTAGCGGGTCGGGTATCCTTGAAAACAACAAAACGGCATTTGTGGTTTGTACGTGGGATGCGTCCAGATCGGGCACTGATAGGCATCGAATCTGGATCAACGGTAAATCCGTAAGCATAACCACGTGGGCCGCAAATAGTGATGCTTTGTCAGTCAGTCCAGCAATAACTCAGAACCTGTCGCTGGGCTGTGACCATAATGGGCAAAATACATCTTTAAAAGCAAAAAACAGCTTACTCCACGCATTTGGGATAATCCCTGTCAATGTCGGGGATACCCTAGCGCGTGATTTGTCGATTAACCCTTGGCAAATATTCGCCCCACAATCCAGCCCAATATTCGTAGCGAGTGCGGGGGGTGGGGCCAGCGCAACCGCAACGGTCTCGGGTGGCATCGCCTTCGCAAGTAGTGCAACAGCAATACGCAAGGCCAGCCCAACCCCATCCGGCGGCGTAGTATTCGCCGGTGGCGCAAGCAATATTCGCAAGGTAGTTGTCGCGGCATCGGGTGGTATCGCATTCGCAGGAAGCGCGGGCGCGGCCAGGGGTGCAACTGCAACGGTATCTGGCGGCATAGCCTTTGCCGGTGCAGCCGCAATAATCCGCAAGGTTGCCCCATCTCTCTCAAGCGGCGTGGTGTTTGCCGGTGCCGCATCGGTTTCGGTGGTCGGAACATCATCAGCAACCGGGACGGTATCGGGCGGCGTGACGTTAGGCGGCACGGCGGCGGCTATTCGCAAGTGTGGACGGGTCGCAACCGGCGGCATGAGTTTCGCCGGGGCTGCTGCTGTATCTACCCATTCGTCCAAGGCAACGGCAACCGTGAGCGGCGGCGTGGCGTTTGCTGGTGCTGCCTGGTCAAGCGGTGTGACGTACAGCGCCACAGCAACACTGCATCACCTCAGAACACTCAAAGGCTTCGCTTTTGGACGCAGACCAAACACCTGGCGGTGAT